GTCGGTAAAAATGCTTTTATGCAATTATTTAAAAATACATTAAACACAGAGGAAAATACAGATGGAGATAATTCTAGCGATAGTTAATTTTGTTCCTGACATTGTAATGGTAGCAAGCGTTATTTGCGCCATGACACCAACACCTAAAGATGATGAATTGCTCTCAAAGGCTTATAAAATATTAGAAGCATTAGCTCTTAATATTGGCAAAGCTAAAATGGGCGGTAAGTAAGCTCTATTTACATGGCTTACGTTCCTCTAGATATAAAAGCAGGAATCTATCGTAACGGTACAGACCTTCAATCGATGAATCGTTGGCGGGATGCTAACTTAGTACGATGGACAGACGGCACAATGAGACCTGTCAAGGGATGGCAGGTCAAGAGCCAAACTGCATCTGCTGCCTCTATTCGAGGAATGCTTGCATGGGTAGACAACTCAGATAACCGACACATTGCAGGTGGTTCATACGAAAAACTTTATGTATGGAATCAGGGTGGCGTAAGATACGACATCACACCAACAGGATTTACTTCGGGTCAAGAAGATTCTCCTGTGAGCTCTGGTTTCGGCACGGGATTGTACGGAGTTGATTATTACGGTACACCAAGAGTCGATGACTCTAGCCCTGTCCTAGCAACCACATGGGCATTAGATAACTGGGGAGAATACTTAGTCGGCTGTACCTTAGATGACGGTAAAATCTATGAATGGCAACTCAACACAGGTGTCGTAGCAGCACAAGTCAGCAACGCTCCTGTTGATAATCGTTCTATTATCGTCACAGAGGAAAGGTTCTTATTCGCTCTCGGAGCAGGTGGCAATCCTAGACTCGTGCAATGGTCAGACAGAGAAGATAACACCACATGGACACCAGCAGCTACTAATGAAGCAGGTGACTTAGAGTTACAAACATCAGGTGAGATTATGTGCGCTACTCGTGTCAGAGGGCAAACGCTTATCCTCACAACGGTAGACGCTCATGCTGCTGTGTATCAAGGACCTCCGTATGTGTACGGTATCGAAAAAGTAGGAAACTCTTGCGGTATTGCTTCACAAAAAGCCGTTGCATCAACAGACTTAGGCGCAGTATGGATGGGCAAACGTTCATTCTTTATCTACTCAGGCGGTCAAGTATCAAAACTACCAAGTGATGTCAGTGATTACGTCTTTAGTGATATTAATGAAAACCAAATCAGCAAAGTATGGGCAACCACTAACGCAAGATACGGTGAGGTCTGGTGGTTTTATCCTTCAGGCGCATCTAATGAATGCAATAGATACGTTACTTTTAACTTTATAGAAAACACATGGTCCATTGGTGAGCTTGATAGGACATCAGGTGTAGACCATGGCGCATTTAGAACGCCACTCTGGGCATCAGCAAGCGATAATCATATTTATGAGCATGAAATTGGTTATAACTATGATTCATTGACACCTTTTGCTGAGTCAGGACCGATTATGATAAGCACAGGAGAAAACGTTGCTTCAGTCGTTCAAATGATACCTGATGAAAGAACTCAGGGCGATGTAACAGCAACATTTAAAACAAGATTTCATCCAAACGATACCGAAAGAGAGTACGGTCCATTTACCATGAGCAATCCTACCAGTTTGCGTTTTACAGGCAGACAACTTCGCATGAAAGTAACAGGATCAAGATTGCAGGACTGGAGAGTGGGTATCAACAGATTAGATATTATTGCAGGTGGTAGACGTTGAATGAAAAGCCACCTCAAGTCGTTGGTAGTGCATGGGAGACTTGGGCAACCCGTCTCAATAGCTATCTAACACGAGTAAGAAACAAACTACAACATAAAACAGAAAACGAATCGGCTGCCGATGACGGCATACTGTTATGGGATAGAGAAAACAAATATCCTGTCGTATCCAAAGACGGCGTTTATAAACAAATAATACTTCAGGATGGTCATGCATATTTATCTCGCTCTACTAATGTTACCGCTGCTTCTGCTAACACTGCTTACGCAATACAATACGATTCCCCAAGTGACGCTGTGGGAATATCTCTCGATGGCACGGATGCGACTAAGATTGTATTTGCTGAAGCTGGAGAATACTTACTTAACTTTTCGGCTCAGATGTCAACATCGACATCAAGCTCAGTAAACTTTTATTTTTGGGCTAGAATCAATGGAACAGATGTAGCAAAATCAACAATGTTCAATTCATTAAAACAAAATAGCACTACTCTCGTAGTATCAAAAAGTGCTATATTTGAATTAGAAGCTAACGATTACATGCAAGCTATGTGGGCAGTAGACGACACAACAGGAATATTAGATGCAACAACAGCAACAGCATTCGCACCAGCCTCGCCAGCAACTACATTATCAATCGCACGAATACATGGCTAAAGAGTTTATTCGATGCCAAAAGTGGATTGAAGATGCTTTAAAACATTCTGGTGGTACACACGAAACTATTGATGTATTTCATGCTATACTAGAGGGTAGAATGCAACTGTGGTCAGGAAAAGACGGATGTGCAGTTACTGAACTCTTAGTCTATCCACGAAAGAAAGTGTTGCATGTATTTTTAGCTGGCGGAAAGATGGAGCAAATCATCGACTTCCAAAGAGACGCTATAGAATGGGCTAAACAGCAAGGATGCACTGCCATGTCAATCGCTGGCAGGATGGGATGGAAAAAGGTTCTATCCAAGCATGGCTGGAAGCCTAAATTTTTAACATTAACTAACGAGTTTTAATTATGGCAGGCGGAAAAGGCGGTTCACAAACAGAAACATTTGCTCCTCCAGCGTATCTAGAGAATGCAATACAAGAAGGTCTAAGGCGAGGACAAAGAGTCGCTGACTTGGGCTATATGCCAAGATACGGTATCGATGTTGCAGGATTCACTCCAATGCAACAGATGTCAATGCAAAATGTTGCTAATCAGGCGCAAGCATTTGGTTTATTAGGTCCAACAGACGTGATGGCAGGTATGCCTCCAACGCAGACTTCTGGAGGTTTTACAGGATATTCATCAGGCGATATTTTTGATCAATACGCACAAAACCTAAGAGAGCGTAGACCACAGCAGTATGCAGGTTACATGGGATTATTTAATACAGATCCTTACGGTCTTTATGATCCTACTCCAGCACCAGCACCAGTAACGCCAACACCATCATCTGGCGGTATGGCATCAGTCTATACAAACCCAGAACGAGCTGCTGAAGTAAAACAAAATTATGCAGACGGATACATGGCGATGGGCGGTGAAGAAAGTCCATACGCAAGACCAAGCATGAGAGATAATTATCTGCAAGGCAGAGATCAAGATACTGGACTGACACCATTGCTACCCTTAACCAATGAGGTAGCACTATCAGATCAGGCAGTTGCTAACATAGGTAATCGTGTAGCTCCACAACCAGCATTGACTCCTATTAATCTCGTTCCACAAGATGGAAGATTAGATCCAAGAGCCATTGCTATGAATAAAGCAAGTTTTAATCTAGGTCTTAATGATCCATACAGAGGTAATATGTCTTATAACGATCTAATGACAAGAGGTATCTACTAATGGGCGCACCAGCACAAACAACACCACAGGGTGGTTTCAATTTACAACAAGCTGTACCTCAGGCATTAGGTAGAGCTATGCAAACAACGGCAATGGGAACAGCATATCAGCCACAACAAGTGCAAGGTACTAGTTATCAAGCAGCACAAGCTGGTCAAGTAGGACCTGTAACCGCACAGCAAATACAAGCAGGACAATTAGGCACAACGCCTCTAAGTCCTTACATGAATCCTTACGAATCACAAGTTGTTGGTCAAACTCTTTCTGATTTAGAAAGAGCAAGGCAAATGCAACAAAACGTACTAGGCGCACAAGCAACACAGGCTAGAGCGTTCGGTGGTTCAAGAGCTGGAGTAGCACAAGCAGAAACTAACAGAGCTTTTGCAGAGCAAGCAGCTAGAACAGCAGGTCAACTAAGACAAGCAGGATTTACACAAGCACAACAAGCAGCACAACAAGATATTGCATCACAATTAGCAGCACAACAAGCTAATCAGCAAGCTGCATTACAGGCTGGTATTTCTGGAGCAGGTATTGCTAGAGATATCGGCTTAGCAAACTTACAAGCACAACAACAAGCACGTCAGTTTGGAGCGACTCAAGGTATGACAGCACAACAGTTAAACCAAATGGCTGGACTACAGGGCGCACAACAAAGATTAGCAGCAGGACAACAACTAGGAAATCTTGCAAACTTAGGCTTTGGAATGGGTCAATCTATAAACCAACAACTAGCACAGCAAGGCGCACTACAACAAGCC